GTTGAGACCCTCGAAGTAGTTGCGCCGTGTTGGGGTGATGTCTGCACCCGTGTTGGTGTTGTATTCAGGGAACTCGGTTGGGTTGTGCCGAATAAACTCAATCATTCGTTCCCGATAGAATTCTGCCATATCCCGAGCCAAATCGCGCAGGGGTTTGATGTCTCCCATATCGGCGGACTGCCCTTGTTCGCTACTCACGATGGTTACGCTATTGTTTGAGAATCGCACACGTAGCATTGGGGCAATCATTACGAAGGCAAATTGAACCATTGACGGCACGATATAGTCCTTCACCAAGGTCTCGTAGTAACCCGTTAAGGTGTCTGCGGTGATGTCCGCCTTGAGCTTTGCGTCAAGTTGCGTCCCTAAGTAAGGAAGGATTTCCTTGTCCTGGGCCATACGCAAGTACGGGATAATCAAATTTTCGTCCACCTGCGAACCCAATGGGGTGTCGCGTTTGACAATCGTGGGTGTTGTGTATAGTACCATTTTTAGTCGTTTTCGCGTCCATCAATAGGTCGCAGTTCTTCGCCCGTTTTTTGTGGAACAAGGAAGTTGTTGCCCACTCGACGCATTGCTGCGTCCCATTCGCTTGGGGCAACTTCCTCGATGAATTCGCGGGAAACCTCATCGTTTGGGGCATAGATGTAAATCGCCCGCTTCCAACTGTGGTAGCAATTGACCCCGCCTTTGTGCTCAAAGATGTCGTACGCGTTTTCGCCTGCGGCAGCAAACGATCCGTTCACGCCGTCGGCACTCATATTGGCAATGTCCTCGTATCGGTACATCGCGCCACCTTCAGACAAGGCAACCATATTTTGACAAAAGTCCCTTGAGATGCCCGTTTTGGACTCGGCTGTTGAGTCGTTTTGGGAATAATAGTATCTGAGTGCGAAGTGATACCCTTCAGGGCTTACAACGTCGCCCCAGTCGCTGTATAAGTCGTGGTTGTCGTAACTCTCAAGCTCACCAATTGATTCGGTAAACTCGTACTTTTTCGCAAAGATGCGGTGGTCATATGACGTATCGGTAACGTCCTCTACCCTCCAAAGGATGCCGTCAAGCACTGGCTTTGACTTGTCCTTGAGATGGTTTAGCCACACATCGCCCTGAGTTTCGGTGATGCGAACTTCTGAGAATTGTCGTTTTTTTTTTCTTCCCCCAAGAATTCTGCGGGAACGAGTTTCTCAAATTCCAGGGGCAGCGTGATGTCGCACGCACTCAACACGGGGCGTAGGGCTTTCACAATTGTATCCTGAAAAGGTTTCACGCACACGTTCAGGTAAAGGTCGTATGCGTCCCGCATTTCTTGTGCGTTGTTTCCAAAGCCCTGACCTGCCCCACGAAGACCAAACAAAAGCGGTGACGTAACCCGATGCCCCGAAAGGATTTCCTGCATCACCTGCTTAGAAAGGTATTCGTACGTGCGGTGTGGGTCGTTGAGGTTGAAGGGTTCAACTGTTGGTGCATCCTGGGCGTTCTCGTTCCAATTGATAAGAATCTTACCCGCATTCGATGCACCCCCAAACTTCGCGTAAATCGCCCGTTCCATATCGGTGCGTTCCTCGTCGGTTGGGATGCCGTTGTTAAAGGTCAGCATCATTGACGGGAACAACCCGTTTTTGATGTTGTTCAGGTGGAATTCTGAGATGTCCCGATCAAGCTCAATGTAGTTCGTAGCACCCAGGTAGTCAGGCAAAGAATAGTAGTACCCAAGGGGACTATACATCTTCACGTGAACCATCTGCGAAGGGCTTTCGCGGTCGGTAACGCTAAACGCAGGGATTTCCTTTACATCCACAGTTGACCGACGCATTTCCGCCCAATCGGGGTGAACCAAAAAGGTCTGCGGTTCTTCGGGGTCATCGGCAACTTTGATACGCACCATCGCCGTGGGCACGTGATACACTTTTGCGGGGCGCGATCGGTCTTGCGTCCACACTACGTTCAAGTACCCGTGACCAAAAAGTTTCAGGTCGTGACTCAGCTGTCTCAGACAAGTGCCATCCTCGATGAGGTCTTTGAGCAAAAGCCACTGGTCAACGTGGGTGTCTTTGAGCTCTGAAGTCAACCCGTTGCCGTAAATCATATCGGCAGTGCCCTTGACAATTGCCCCGTGGATACTTGAGGAAGCAAATAAGTCCTCCAGGTAGTATGGGTACAAATCTTCTGCGCCGTATTCCACCCATTCCTTGTTTGACTTTTCGGTGAATACGGGCACGTTGTGTGCCTTGTAGTCAAGAACGCTGAGGTTAGCCTTCATAGTAGAATGTGTAATCGGATGTTTTCAGGGTGTCTGCGCTGCCGTTCAGGGTGTCCGTGACATAGGCCAACCCGCTTCGAAGTACGTTCTTTTCTTGGGGCACGTCGTCAATGTTCCAAACCTTGTAAAGGTACGTGCCTGATTCAAGCGTGATGTCAGATGCCTTAAACGAAACAGTAGCCCATCGTTTGGTTTGTTGAACTACTGAAATGTTTCCAATCTCTACAACATCGGGTCTTGCCATTGTGTAGAACTTGAACCGAAGGATAGGCGTTTGTTTGCCGCTTGCGTTGGGAAGAAGCTCACCAAAGTGAATAGTGCATTCACTGTCTTCGTTTTGCATCAGTAGTATCACACTCAAATGTATGAAAAAGGGGAAGCATATGCCTCCCCTTCCTCGCTTAAATGAAACCCTTGTTAGGGTTCGGTAAGTGTCCAAGATGACGCATCCACCGCTGCGGCAGTCATATTGAGGTACATATTTTTGGTTTCGCGTCCCAACAATACCACCTCAAACATCTGCATATCTCCAAACTGCGTTCCGAATTCGCTGCCACCGCCGTTGCTATCACATCCATTTTCCGCGCCAAACAACACATACCCGCCTTTGTTCAACTCGATGAGCAATAACAAAGACGCTTTATGGATGTCTTCGATAATTGCCTGTACAGTTGGGTCAAGGTCTCGAACTGGAACTGTCAAATTTTGTTCGTAGAAAACAGTTCCGTTATCGGGACTTGCCTGGGCACGTGTGCTTGCAGATGCCTTTTCTGGGTGAACAGACATCTTGTAAAAGGTGATGGTCGAAGTGGACGCGGTAATCTCGGTACTTGAAATTGTAGTCGAGGCATCCGCGTACAAGTCGGTTGCGGCAGCAAACCAAATCGTTTTAATCCCCCCAATTGAATCGTTGCAATTGCTAAGGGCAAATCCTGATGTAAGTGTGCAAGCCATATTCGGTCAATTAGAACGTTTTACCGATAATTACGTCCGCAGCGGTCGCTGTTTGCGTGCCGACGGCCATCCGCATTACAACTTTGATGTTGTCGCTTCCGTCGTATTGGTACGCAGGGATGAACGAAACCTCGCTTTGGTCAGTTCCGTTGTTTGTACCCACTACCATATTGTCAGCGTAGGACAAAACGATGCACTTGTCAGGCATACCTGGGCAACGATGAACGGGAACGCCCAAGTAGGTAACGGCAGCAAAGTTCTGGTTGCTCACTTGGTTGTTGTAACCATTGCTTGTGCCAACAGTTGCCAAGTTCTGCAAATACAAAGCGTAGTTTTTTGGCGACACGTAGATAGCTACGTCAGGCTTTGCCAAGACCGCAGGTTTTGTTTCTGCCGCTTTGTTATACACCTTAGCAATTTCGGCAATTGCCGTTGAACCAGTTGGTGTAGTAATGGACACTGTGGTCGCGCCCGCTGACGTGCTTGCGGTGATGTCCGAGTCTGCGCCAACCGCACCATCTGCGCCCAAAAAGCCTACCACACCGCCTGTTGCGCCTTGCCAGATTTGACTTTCAAGTGCCTCACCCGCCTTGGCTGCCACAGTAGCCAAAACAAATGCCTTAAACGCTGGTGAAGACATATCGCTGCCGTGACGTGAACCCGTTGCGCCGTGCCAAGAAGTGAACAACGTCTTGCGACACAAGGTCTCGTTGACTTGCAAATCCGTCAAAGTAACAACGCGGTCAACGCTATTGATGGTCGCTGCGTCCGTATAGTTACAAGTTGCTGCGTGCAACA